GTTGTTTTGAACATATCTAACAGTTATAAAACCAGTACCAGCACCTGTGTTAGTGTTAGTTACAAGAATTCTCCTGTCAGTTGTTCCAACGTCAGCCCAGTTTCCAACTCTTGTTGCGTCAGCTCCTGCTGTTGCAGAAATGATTCCAAGAGTTCCACCAGCTACGGCTGCAGCTGCAGTTAAAGCAGTTGCATCGCCTGTCCAACCAATACCTGCAGTTGTAGCAACTCCATTCCAAACTGTAGTTACTGATAATTCAATTGCTACGATTTGTGAGTTTGCAGGAATAACAATATTAGTTGTTCCATCTGCTTGAGTAATAGCTTGTGATTGTGCCATTACAACTTGACCTGTGTTTGTTACATCAGTTCCTAAAGTAGTACCAGTAGTTTCTTTAATAGTACCAGCTTTAATTGGTCCTGAAAATGTAGTTGTTCCCATAGTCTACCTCCTTAGTAGTCTTCTTTCGAAGTCGTAGGGTTTAATACTAGGCGTATTGCTACGCCTAGTATGATTATATTATTATGCAGCTCCTTCTGAACCGTAGATAGTTCTCCAGTCAGTGAAACCGAAAGAGTATCTTTCTCTAACTTTGTATCTTAGATTACCAGATTCAAAATCGCCTTCAACAGCTTTTTTCATTGGTGATCTTACAAAGTGTTTCATTCCATCAGGACAATCAGTCATAATGAAGTATTGATCTGGATCAGTTAATCTTTGATTAACTACTACGCCTCCAGGAATCATACCCATATTTCTCATTGCATTGATATCATTGTCTGCAGTTCCAGGTCTTAAATTAGACTTAAGGATTCTTTCAGCAATGAACACCAATTGAGGTGGAACGATTAGCTTTTGTCCAGATAATGCAATTGGTATACTTCTGTCATCAACTGCAGTTGAGATTTGAATCAGTAACTGCTCAAGAGAAGTTTCTGATAAATCTGCCGCTGTAGATAATGTGTTAGAAGCAGTACCACCGCCACCTAGTGGGTGAGAAGCAGACAATAAAGCCACGCCATCGCCACCTACTGAAGTAGTAGTTGCATTGTTCAAGATGTTAGCACCTTTGATTTCTTTAGTGTGTTGCATTGATCTTGCTAAAGCTCTAGCATATTTTGCACCTAAAGATCCGTATAGACCATCTTCTTCAGCTTCCTCTGTAATAGCGAATGCTAAAGCAACAGTTTCATGTACGTATCTAGATACAAATCCTTCTCTGCCAGATTCATAAGATATTGCAGCACCTTCTGCTTTCGTAGGTGCAGCACCGAAGCCGATCATTTGTACATCTTCTTCGAATGCTTTTTGTGACTGCTCGATAGAGTAGATTGATCTCCATTGTTCTGGATATCTGTCATACTCCATACCAAACACGGTATTTAAACCAAGATTGAGCTGTTTGGTAAATAGTGCTCTATTTAGTGCCATAATTCAATCTCCTTTTATTATACACCAGCTCCAGCAGCACCTACACCGTATAATGATTTATTAATAACCACTTCTACTTTTGCATCTGCGCCTGCAGCGTTGTTTGGTTCATCAACTAATCTTAATATTCTTAAAACTTTAGATGTAGTACCTAATGTAGCTATATCTAATTCGTCTGTAGAATATCCGAATGTTGAATTGTACGTTCCAATAGTAACGTTTGCTAACTCACCAACGTTGGCTGCAGCAAAAGTACCATTACATTGTACTTTATATGTTATGTTTGGATCATCATATACTAATGCTTTCACAGTTGTATTTGCTTTTACATCTGTATCTGCGTTCCAAACTTTAGAGAACTTGACGTCTCCTGTAGAGTTTTCAATGTATTCAACTCCATAGAATACACCTAAAGCATTTCCTCCAGCTGTTCCTCTTATTACAGTACCGTCTGTAGTCATAGTAACTAAGTCGCCACTTGCAATATTAGTGCCGTAAGAGTTTGCAATAGGATATTCTTGGGGTCTGATAACTCCACCAGTTAAGTGTCTCAAAGGTATAAAACCTTGAGGGGCATCTGTATTTGCCATAGTTATAACCTCCTAGTTATAGTTGCGTTTTACTCTTTAAAGCCGCCTCTAGTAACTTCACTCTTGAAGGTCTTTTGTATTGGATTTCCAGGTGACTCAGCTCTGTGGATATCTTGTTCGACTGATCGCATTAAGTTTTCAGTCATTTTTGCGTAATATTCATTACGTTCATTTACCATTT